AAGTGGTTGAGCTGCGTAACGAGCGGTAGGCGTCCCGTTGTAATCAGTAACGGTGACAAACATTGAGCCAGAGAAGTTAATACGCTCGCTGGTTTCGAACACATTTCCGGCACGGGAAATGATGTATCCAGATTGCTGGTTGGTATCGTAGGTATCCGGTATCTGCACCATGTCACCAACGTTAAGCCACTCCCCATCTGCCAGGGTTGTAATGCTCATCGCCATGCGTGAATAGATGAGTCGTTTACACTCCCTGAGTGCCCTTTCGTCAGCCTGGTACGCGTCACGGATATACATCATCTCGAACTTCTTCGCCTTTACCGGTGCACCAGAGACGATTGCCCCGTTGTTTATCCGGTATCGAATGAAGTCCTGTTTGTTCGTGGATGGGTTTCTGTATTGCACCTCAACGCCATCGAATCCACCCGGCAGAGTCATGTCGTAACTAAGCGAGTATCCGCTATCGACGGTGTTGTTACGGTTGAGAACTGTGGCAGGTGTCGTGCGCTTCTTGTCACGAACGAATGACATCACGCCATCATCCCAGAACGCCGTTACACTGGCCGCATCACAAATGGTTTCCAGCCTGGCACCGAGCGATACATCTTCATCGTCGAAGGTGTAATCGAAACGCCCAAGCCTTGGGTCTATGGCATCAATCTCTGCCTGAATCTGGTAGAGCCCGTACAGGTCAATATTGCTTTCAGGCTGCCCGCCCATCAACAGCCAGGTGTGCGCCACTGCATCAGCAAATTTGCGTGATGACCTCAGCGTGTAATCAACCGACTGTGTGCTCAGTGAATAACTGATAGTCAGGCGGTTAATCATCGCGTTGTACTTAAGCTCTCGCCCGGTTGAGTTCTCTGTGGCGCGGACTTTAATGATTGCGGTTGTATCTTTTGGATGAGTAACGTTGGTTCTGACATTTATTGCATGCACTTCCTCGACTTCAAGTTTGCTTGCATCGCTGGAGTTATCGGTGCGGTTAAACGAAAGCGAGTAGCGACCTCTTCCGGCAGCAGGAATGATTTTATCCGTGCGGTAAAACGTCTCGCTGTTGTAATCGTGTGGCGTGGTCTGTCTGTAGGTGAATGTCTGCGTAGTCCCGGGTATCTGGCTATTATCTTCATTCACTTTCCAGATCTGCAACTGCCAGTTTGTTTCACTGTTGCCGCCAAGTCCTGAGCTGGTATGTACCCACAACTGGTCTGAATCAATGGGTGAGAAGAACGGCCCAATAATCAGCGCGGCGTTGTCATTCAGAATGAACTTCGTGGTGTTAATGGTTGCGGTTGTGATGTACGACGCACTGGATCCATTAATAGTGTCGAAAGTGAAGGTGTAATAAAATACAGGGGAAACAACCGCCCCATCGTCAGTTTGTACCGCACTGATAAGGTTGGCGAACAACGTCACATCTTCTGTTTTACTCCCACCCGTCACCGGGTAAGTGATGTTGAGAACAAAGGAAACGGCATGCGGTAATGTCAGGCCCATGAAGTAGTCAAAATCAGACTGCTTCACGATTTTTACAGCTATCTGGCCGCCAGCATAATTTCCGCTAACCATTGTCGTTGCAGTAGCTGTCTCAACAGGCGTTCCGGTATCCTCGTTTTTACCTGGTACCTCCTGCCCGTCAACATCATCGAACTCATAACCTTCATAAACGGTGGGTATTACATCGCCAGGCTGATAAATCGTGTAAGAAGCCCCAGCCATAGATCCGATATTCGTTTCGGAATATCGCACCTGGCTGATGTCGTATTTGCCCAGGCCGAAGTTCATAAACTGAGTAACTTCTTTCTTATTGTTCACATACTCGAAAAGAGCCTGTTGAATCAGGTCAGGATAAGCACGAATCAAACCGTAGTTATCTGGCCTGGCCTCGCCGTTACGGGCAATGTTCGTCTGCCCTTTCAGGCTGTTATTCGGTGATGTTTTGCTTTGCCCTGATGCACCGCCAGCGTTTGGCTGCTGCGTAAAGGAGCTCATCACCTTCTGGGTAAACTTGATGGGGTTAAAGTGCTCGAGTGGATTAAGAAGCGTTTTAGCCAGGTCGCCAGATTTAGGCTGGTCGAAAATTAGAATTCGGTCGTCTTCATTGATAATGAAATCTGCATTATCATCATCCTGTAATTCTCGCCCGTTAATGATGGTCCGAACATCAGAATGCACCCCTGCTGATTCAAGCCACTCGCTGAACTTCACTCCCGCCTGCACTTCCATCCGTTGCTTCGGCAGCCCCGGCACTCTCTGTATTTCGATTACCGGCATACGTCATAAACTCCACTCTGGTAAATAATTTTTGAATGGTGCGAATCTTGTCTGAACGAACGTGTCCATTCTCGCCGCGACTATGTAGTGCTCTGCCATCAACAATCAGCCCTACATGCACCGGCTGTGCGCCGTAATACGCAATGAAGATATCGCCATCACTGAAATGCTCGGCCCGTCGCCAGTACACAACTTCGCTTTCAAAGCACGTCATGAACTCTTCACCCGCTTCGTAGTCAGGAGAGTGATGCAACTCGGTGCCGAGAACGTGCCGGTAATAGAGAATGACCAGCGCCCAGCAATCCATAGCTTCAAACGTGCATGCGCGGTTACGCCAAGGCAGGCCGATAACCTTTGCCACAAATTCAGCCTTAAGCATTTTGCAGCCCCGGAAATTCTTCGACGTTATAGAGAAGCCCGATGTTGGAATTGAGTGGATTCTTGATGGTTAGCGACACCGTCACATCAGTCGCGTCCATGGAAATATCACTGACGAAGAGCGTCCACGACTTCAACGGAGTATTCATATCGGCAGCATCAAAGCGCTGGCGAGTGAACTGTATCGGCACAATGCGCCCGTAGGCTTTCCACTGCTTTAGTTGCTGCTTAAAGTCCGAAGCCATGCGACTGAACTTTACCGTTGATGCAATTACAGGCGTCGAACTCTGCTGGCTCTCTGCGATCTCCATCCGGCAAGGCTGATATATCTGCCCGGCGAACGTCTTGGGGAATATCTGGTCAGCAACGAAGCGGATGTATCCGAAGGTTTCGCTATAGATGGTTATGGTGTCGTAGAGGATGCGATTTGGACGGCGGCTTTTGATTTCTCTGAATGTAGCCATTATGGAACCCTCGGCAGGGACTCGGGGTCACGATTATCGGGATATCCGGTCACAACAATATCGAGGAAACTCGCCCATGGAGGCGGTAACTCAACGACAATATCGTCGTAATCATCATCTGAGTTTTTCAACTGCCGACAGATAACATCTCCCGACCAGGTGAATACAGAGCCCGACTGAGCCCATGTAGGCCATGCAACAAAGTGAAGCACCTGCTCTTCTGGATCGCCGTATGCGCCCGATCCAATGCCAACCTTCATCAGGAACCACTGATTGCAGTTGTCCAGATAGTTGGGGCTGCGTAACCACTGCATGAATGCCCGGTGCTGCGCCAGAGTGAATACCCATGTCAGCGAGAAGCCGGTTTTCAGGTCGTCGGTAAGCTTCTGGAAAATTGGCGCCCCTACCTGCGGTAAGTCAGTGCGAAAGCCAGTATCTGGCTTTGGTGTTTTCGACTTCTGCGCCAGTGGCAGCCAGTCAGGATATGGAATCGGCATGCTTTCTCCGGGCAATAAAAAACCCGCCGAAGCGGGTTAGTATTTTGTGAATCAGATGGAGTTAATCAGCCCAACCTGACTTGGTGTTGATCGCCGACTCAGCCATTGTATATTTCTCAACGGTGTCATCTTTAAACAAGATGGTCAGCTCTTTCTTCGTGCCGTTGGTGCCATTATGGAACAGGCCGTAGAACGGAATGAATGATTTACCATCCACTTTCACCTTGGCAAACGCATACTTCCAAATCTCCTTGCCGCCATCCGTAAATGTGACGTTATCAGGAGATCCAAACATACCTTTAACTTGAGTTTTGGTGGTCGTACCTTCTTTTATCTTAGACTGCATGCTGACTTCAGTTTCTTTCTGAAGATGCTTATTTCCTGAAGACGCACAGCCAGCAAGAAGCATTACAACCATTGACGCGACCAATAATTTCTTCATATCCCTATCCAAAAAGTAATAATTTGTCGCATGGTATCAGAGGGATGACGCAAGTGAACGCAATAATTACCCCCTCGCTTTTCTCGGTGCCTGGTGATTTTGTTGGATGGACTGGCTTATCGGGCCACCGTTGTTTATATCCGCAACGATGACATCTACTGTGACACCATTTGGCCCTTGCGATGCCTGCGCATCCACCGTGGATGGTGTGTAATTCTGAATGTTGATAACCACACCTCCACCACCACTACCGCCCTGCATATCCTTGTTACTGATGACCTTGCCGTTATCGCCGGGGATCATGTACTGGCTTCCATTGCTGGCCTGGTAGATTTCAGGCATGCCGCCCTCGCCTACCTGGTACATTGAGCCAGCCGATACCGGCCCACCATTCTTGCGCTTCCCTGCGATTGAGCTGGATAGTGCCATTGCAGCGATTACCGCACCGATACCAATTGCGGCCGCGCCACCAAATGAGCCGATAGAAGCCACAATAGCCGCTGGCGTCCATGCGACAGTGGTAGCCGCTGCTGAGGATACGCTTGCCGCCGTAGTCGTCGCCGTTCCTGCAACTGCTGCTGATGTTGTAGCCGCTGTTGCTGCTATTTGTGCGGCGCTGCCGGTTACAG